CCATGCAGTGACCTAGCCTGAATGATGTTAGCCAATACTTTCTGCAAGTCGGCCCCGGCTTGGTTACGGTCATCGAAACACAGGATACCAGTAGAGTTAGGGTCGGTCGGCCACCACTCAGGCAGCTTGTAGGCAAGCTGCGAAGAGTTCTCTACTGGGAACAACACCCCGAAGTCCTCGACCAACATGGTCGGCATGTGAAGTTCCCTGTACTCCACACCGATGGTATCGGCGGCTTGCCGCACGATGCTGGTCTTGCCGCCGCCAGGGGCTCCCTCGATGCACACCGCGCGTTTGTTACCACGATAAATCGCGGCGATAGATTGGGTCAGTAGTTGTGCTCGCATGTGTTAGTTTCCTCATATGAACCTTGGGCATCGAACGAAAAGGTAGCATCGTTAACGATGCTACCGTGAGAAGCAAATCAGGCTTTTCTGTGACGTCGCAGCAGTTTATTGGCCGCACATAGCACGGACCAACAACCTAGCGTTATTAGTGATAGGGTTATTACGGCTGCGAGGGTTAGGAAGAAGAGGGTTAGCATTAGCCCTGCTGCTATAGGCAGGGCGTCGGTGTAGGCTGCTATCATGGTTAGTTTCCTCTTGGGTTAGCGGTTGATTGCGTAGGGGTAGTCCGGGAATGGTTCCCGGCTAAGTAGTTTGGCTGTGTAGGCCGTCAGGCCGTTCTCCAGCAGGTAGATCAGTTGGTTGCGAGGGGTAGGTGTAATGGTTGGTCGTTTAGTATCTATAGCGGCGCTGTAGAGCCATGGAAGGGCAAAGCCCATATGGCGGGTAGTTGTACTTGAAGGGGTTGGGTCGCTGTTCTGTAGCCACTGCCAGCCACCGTCGCGATGGATGGCTACGTACATAGGCCAGTGGTCACCATAGCTGGTGACTACATATACTTGGGTTCCGTCCCCCAGGGTGCGGTGGGTTCCAGTGATGGTCTGGTTGGTGTTGGTAAATTCTTCGAGCGTCTCGACCATGGCCCTGACTTGTTTGTTTGCTACTCGTTTCATGGTGGGAGTTCTCCGTGGTTTGGGGTTATGCGTGTTCTTCGATCTTTTCGGCCATGGCCGCGACCGGGCATTTCCAGCGGCGGTCGATGATGGCGCTGTCTGCGTCAACCAGGAGGTTGATCGCGTCGATGCTGTCGAGGGTGACGCCATTGATTGTGACGGCAATCGTTCCCCAATCGCCAACCGTCTGCGAGAGGCGGGCCGCTTCGCGGGACATTTTGAGGATTGACCGAGCCGCGCCTGTGAAAGTCCTGTGGCGGGTTGTTCTGTCGATGTCCTCATACAGATCGCGGTAGAGGGACCGGTTGCCAGTGCGGGTGATTTGGATTTCCATGGTTAGTCTCCTTTCTGATGTCTGTTGCTAACGTGCTTGCATATTACCTGCTGAGTCGGGCAGTGTCAAGTTCTGATGTAAAGTTTTTTCGTGGAGAATGTAAACTATCTATTTTTTTCTTAATGATTCCAAGGGGTTGGGGAAAAGTAGATAAACTAGGTAGATGGACTAGGTATGTAAAGAAGCGAAAAAGGCTAATGATTCCAGGGGGTTGGGGAAAAGTATCTAAAATAGGTAGAAAATTTGGTGCGTAAAGTTTTCGGTGGGCGTGGGAATCCCAAAATATGAGCCAAAAAGTGGGAGAGATCAGATTTCAAAAAAATTTTAAGACAAAAAACATAGATAGTTTAGATAGTTTAGATACTACGTAAAGTAATCTAGTTACTCTCCAGGTGGAAAACCCTTATTTATCAATGGTTTAACCCTCAAATTGCTTGACACGGCTGTCAACAGGACCAGCCGAAAACCATAGATAGTTTTATAGATACTTTTGCCTAAGCCATTGATTTTACTACGAAAAAAGTAGATAGTTTACACTCCTCCAACCCCCTAATTTTACACAAAATCGGCCTAACTTTACACAAAAAAGTGTAAAAATACGAAAAAGTTTACATGTAGTTTCTGAAACTTTACATTAGGACGGCAACGGAAGATTGAAAGTTTACTAGATTCCTACAACCTAAGGTAGAGTTCATCAAAATTTTTCTTTGGCCAAAGTGGCCATTACTCCAAATTTTTACACTTTCAGCCTCCGAAGTCGTGTAAAATTTAAAAATTTATATCTACCCATAGTGAGCATATGTCAGCTCGAATCAGTGTAAAAATTTTACACAAAAAACGATCCTCACACAGAGCATCGCAGCAGTAGTCAACACCGAGTCTATAACTAGCAACACTATACGCAAGTCAAACAGAGAAGCCGGGATTGCTCCCGGCCTCCACGTGTTCATGGCGCTGCTACTCAAACCGTAGTTCGTCAAATACCTCTCCTGGTACCTCATCACGCCTCGCGGCAAATATCGAGATGCCAGCATCACGGCAAACGTCTACGCGATCACGCAGCCGCATTGCCGCCCATTGCTCGCCAATCTCGCTATGCTCCAACTCGGACAAATGCGAGTCGCACAACACTGGGTAGTCATCTAGTGCACACAGTAAGTCATCAGCTATCTCGCACGCTGTTTCATCATCCTGGTGAATGGCGAGCCACTCAACCCAGCCGACCGCCCAATGGCCTTCCCGCACGACGTGAACCGTCTCCGATTCTCCTCCCAATGCGGCCAGGAATACGTCGAAGTTCGACCGTGCAACCCGGCTGGAATCACGGTGGATGCCTAAACCGACGTAGTATGCTGGCCATACCTCGCCAGCATAATCGCTAGGCATTGTCCACAGTTTAAGCGCTTTATATTCTGCCATCGGTAGTTTCCTCATATGATAGCGGCGCGGCCATAGTAGCCGCGCCAGGGTTAAAGATTAGTTATGCTGGGACAAGCCACAGATCGCCATCTTGGAACAAATGCCAGGCCTTGCCGGTTCGATTCTCTGTGATGGTTAGGTGCATAAGGATGTCATCCCAGGCTTCCCAGTAGCCATCAGCATCAGGCCCTTGCCGGATTATATCCAAGCATTCCGCGATTGATTCTGCGGCCATGCCGTCTAGCGTCACGGCTTCCAGGTCGATAGACTCTGCGAAATGCTGTGGGATATAGATTCCGCGCCGATCAGAAGCGAACAGGATCGCGTCGTGTGGCAGTTCTTCCATTGTAGTTTCCTCATATGCTAGCGGCGCGGCTACAGTAGCCGCGCCAAGGTTAGAGTTTAGGCTCGTTTGATCGGGACAAGCCACAGCTCGCCGTCGTGGTACAGGCAATGTTTTTGCCCATCAACGTCCACCTCTAGCCATTTCAGGAGGTGTCGCCATGCTTCCCAGTAATGCTTCTGTTCGACGCCAAGCCGACAGATTGCCAGGCAATCGCCCAGAATTCCTTCGTCTAAGCCGGACAGCGTCAGGCCACAAGTCGCAATCTCTCGCGCGAATATTTGAGGCGCGTGATCTCCCCATTGGTCGGACAGTAGCCGCGTTGCATTTTCAAGCATTGTGTTTCCCTCATATGATAGCGGCGCGGCCACCATAGCCGCGCCAAGGTTAAAGCCTAGACGCTACGCTTGGCGCTACGTGCGCCAACGTATGCCGCGCGCCACAGCATGGCGCGCAAGGTGAAGAACGGCACGCGCCCATCAAGCGCGCGGTGCAAATCCTTGGCCGCGTCGTGAACGCAATCTGTGTAGGCGTAGTCGCCTACACTATCACCGCACGCTGTGCGGTACGCAGCGCCCTTCCGAAATGCCCGGCACTCTGCCAGGATTAGTTGCGTGTCGGTCATCGTTTTTCCTTTCATATGATAGCGGCGCGGCTACAGTAGCCGCGCCAAGGTTAAGGATCAGGCGACTTCCTCGAAGTCGCTCATGTCGTTGACATGCTTCGCCAATTCCCACCAGTTGACTTCACACAACGCACTGGCGATCAGATCGGCCACGAACGATGCGCCGAAAACTTCGGGGTGCATGTCCTCGGTTAGCGCCCATACGTATTCGCGCACGTCATCTGCCACCAAGTCGCGGCGCATATCGCGCCGCATTTCATCCAGCGCGTCACCGAACCAGAGATTGACCCTCCAGGTCGATGCATTGGTCCATCCATTCATCGTTTTTCCTCTCGCGTGTTGCTTGTTGCTAACAACACTACAATCGCACAACCCGCCGCGCGTGTCAATATTTTTCTTTACCTTCGCGACAAATTTTTTCTTTCTTTGCTAGGTACATACAACCTACGCAGGTTGCTAGGTACATACAACTCGAAGGCAGCCACCCTACCCCTACCCCCACCTGGCCTAGCCGCAGCGGCCCGCCCCTATATGTAGTACCTCGCTCACTACACAACCTGATTTTACAAAACTATACACTACTGTCCACTAATCCCTGTCGCCGCCTCTAAGCTGGCGAAATTAAAATTTCCAACCTGATTTTACAAAACTATACACCACTGTCTACTATCTCCCTCATCCCACCCTTGACGAACCGCTCTATCCGCAGTAGGCTCCATCTATGTCAAATGTAAGAAACCAGCTTATCGATCTGTTCAATCCAACCCGCGTGCTCCTACCCATGGAGACAGTCATAGACTGGGGGTGTAAGTATGTCGGACTGACCGAAGCGGAGGTGCTAGAGCACACGAAGCAGAGACATGTTCTGCGGCGGCGCAACATGGTGATAGTCGCCACCCTGGTACTTTCGGACGTCTCTATTGCTGGTATCGGGCGTAGGTTTAATAGGGACCACGCTACATTCTTATATGCAGCACGCAAGGAGCTATCCCGTATGCGGAAGGATCTCAGCTATAAAAGCCGGTTCGAGCACTGTATCCAGCACATCGCAACTAACAACCACCGCACTCTCTTTAATAGTCCACCACCAGCCTTGATGACGGCTGAAAGAATCAAGTTCCCTAACGTCGCTATTCCTATCCTGGAACCTGAGCGTCGAGAGTGTCATAATGGTAGCGTAGCTTACGCACGAGCGTTATATAGAGCCCACGGCGAGTTCGCCTGTTGGCCCGAGCGGGATCATGGCTAGACTATCAAAGATGTGGAACGACCGCCTTGCCTTCGACATGGCTCTACGCCTGGAGGGCAGCGGCGAAGCTATGCAGGATATTATGGCGCGTCATGGTATTGACGCCGCCACCCTGATAGCGCTGAAGAAAGACCCGGTGTTCATCAAGCGGGTCGACGACTACCGCACTGAGATCCAAGCCAAAGGTCTGACGTTCAAGCTGAAGGCACGAGCGCAAGCTGAAGAACTCCTAACAACATCCTGGTTACTCATCCACAACCCCGACGTAAGCCCTACTGTGAAGGCGGACCTGATCAAGTCAACGGTCAAGTGGGCTGGGCTAGATAGTAAGGGTGATAACGACACTGGTGAATCTGCCGGTGGCGTACGCATAACGATCAATCTAGGAGGGGTAGAGGATGTTGTGGAGACCAAGACGAAGGTCATCGATGCGGACCCCGGAGATCTTTGAGTTCTCATCACCCCTGGAATGTCTCGCCAAGCAGCGTGAGCTGGCTGTCATTGGTAGACCGTTTAGTACTAAGGTCATCAGAGGCAAAGACTATTCCGCTGGCCAACCACAGCCAACCACGACATACAGATTAACGACGTACCCCAACCAATGACCCTTCAGATAGACTATACGCCGACCCCCACCGTGCGCAAGTTCATGGCATCTGACGCTAGGATGCGTGTTATTAACGGTCCTGTAGGTTCGGGAAAGTCTGTGGCTTGCTGTTTTGAGGTGATACGTCGGGCAAGCCAGCAAGAGCCTAACGCGCAAGGGATACGCAAGAGCCGCTGCATAGTTATCCGCCAGACCGTCCGCCAGCTTGTTGATACGACGATTAAGACTTTCCTCGACTGGTTTGCCCCTGGTGTCTGCGGGCACTTCATGAAGACCACTAAGACATACTTCTTCAAGGTGGGTGATGTCGAGTGCGAGGTGATGTTCCGGGCGTTGGACGATGCGGATGATGTGGCTAACCTGAACTCGCTCGAAGCGACTTTCGCATGGATCAACGAGTGTAGAGACATTCACCCTGACATTGTAGATGCTCTGTCTAAGCGTGTTGGGCGCTACCCCTCCGTCAAGGACGGCGGACCTACGTGGCACGGCGTTTTCGCTGACACTAACCCACCCACCATGGAGACTTGGTGGTACTACCAGATGGAGAAGATAGACCCCGAGGATGGGGTCACGCCGCGTGAGAACGGGTGGGCTGTCTTCAAGCAGCCGTCAGGCCGTAGCCCTTATGCTGAGAACGTGGAGAACCTGCCGGAAGGGTACTACGACACGCAGGGGCGCAGTGATGAATATATTAGAGTGTATATCGACGGGGAGTATGGGCTGTCCTCAGCAGGCCAGCCGGTGTTCAAGTACTTCAGGCCCGACTACCACATGGCGCACCAGTCGCTGCGACCCATTCTTAACGGCGTTAGACCTATTGTAGTAGGCATGGACCTCGGGCTTACACCTGCAGCAGTCATCGGCCAGATGGACGCAAGGGGGCGTGTGCTTATATATGATGAGGCTGTGAGCTTCGACATGGGGGTGCAGCGGTTCACGCGCACAGTACTTAAGCCGCTACTCTTCGAGCGCTTCACGGGCGCTCCTGTGCTTATTGTGGTTGACCCGGCAGGGCTGCAGAGGGCGCAGACCGACGAGCGGAGCGCGGTGGACATCATCAAGGCCGAAGGGCTCAAGGTGATCAGGGCTAAGACTAACGCTGTCTCGGCACGCCTCAACGCGGTGGACGGCCTGCTCATGCGGCAGGTGGACGGTGATGCTGCCTTCCTGGTTGATCCGCGCTGCCGGTGGCTCAAGAGCGCGATGATGGGCGGCTACCGCTACAAACCCAAGGCTGATAACGTCATTGAGAAGAATGACTCCAGCCACATTGCTGACGCATTGCAGTATTTATGTTTGCACGTTGCCTCGGCGGAAGAAGGGTCCATGGTCAACCGCGTGCGTGAGGTGAAGAGAATTGATGCTGTAGGGTGGACATAGGGTGGCGAATGTCGTACATTTCCTTTGCGTCCATCCCTCGGCGCAGTTTCCTCCTAGACTGCCCCCGGTGTCCCCTCACCGGGGGTATTTTTGCTTGTTGCACATGTCATGTTAATGGTGTATGTAGCAGCAAACGGAGGGCACCATGGCCACTGTATCCCCTGTCATCGACCGCACTATCGCTAAAATCCCTAGAGTTATCTGGGAAGCGTGCGCCACAGGCGACACGATCAACTCACTGCCTATCTCTGAGCAGTGGGGCCTAGCTGCCTCCGTGCAAGCCTCCGGCACCTTTGACGGGGCTACGGTCGTCATGCAGCACAGCAACGACGGCACTACCTGGTTCACTGCCAAAGACCTGCAGGGCAACGACATCAGCCTTACAGCTGACGGCATCGCAGAATTTTCCCTCAGCTCGGCCTACATCCGCCCAGCTATCAGCGGCGGCGGGACTGACGACGTCGACGTCATTGTGGTGTTCCGAGGCTTGTACTAATGGTTAACCTACCGCTCCTCCGTCGCCGCCGCCTGGGCTTCCTGCAGGACATCTACGACGTTCTCGGGTTTAACCCACTCCTCGTGGCGGACTTCGAGGAGGAGTATTACCGCAAGGCGGGAAGCACTAGCACCTTCGACAGCACCTTCACGCATAGCCGCCTCGGCAATGCGACCATG